TTTGCAGCCGGTGTCGGTGGTGCCATAACTGGAAGGGGTGCCGACCTATTAATTATTGATGACCCACACAAAGAACAAGATTTAAAAGGCGATGGTTCTGCTTTTGACAAAGCGTGGAACTGGTATATGTCAGGACCTAGACAGCGTTTGCAACCTGGTGGTAAAATTGTTTTGGTTATGACGCGTTGGTCTACCAAAGATTTGACAGGACGATTAATTCAAGAAATGGCAAATGAAGATGGTGACACGTGGGATGTTGTTGAGCTACCTGCTATCTTACCTAACAACAAACCAGTATGGCCAGAGTATTGGGATATCAAGGAACTAGAAAAGACAAAAGCCTCGATCCCCGTTTCCAACTGGAATGCCCAATATATGCAAACACCGACTGCCGAAGAAGGTGCCATTATCAAACGAGAGTGGTGGCAAGACTGGACAGAAAAGAAACCACCACCAATAGAATATACCATACAATCATACGACACAGCGTTTTTAAAAAAGACCTCGTCTGACTTTTCAGCGATTACGACCTGGGGTGTCTTTCATTCAGAGGACACAGGATATAATATTATTCTACTTAACGCGTTTAAAGACAGGTACGAGTTCCCCGAACTAAGACGCTTGGCCCATCAAGAGTATTTAGATCACAGACCAGACTCTGTTATCATCGAGGCTAAGGCATCAGGGATACCACTAACGCACGAGCTCCGAGAGATAGGAATACCCGTAATTAACTTTACGCCGAGCAAAGGAAATGATAAACACGTAAGAGTTGCCTCTATTGCGCCGTTATTTGAAGCTGGCAAAGTATGGGCCCCGATGCACGAACATTTTGCACAAGAAGTTGTGGAAGAGTGTGCATCATTTCCGCATGGCGATCACGATGACTATGTGGATTCTATGACTCAGGCGTTGATGAGAATTAGACAAGGTGGTTTGATTCCTCATCCCGATGACTATAAACCTGAACCTATCGTGAAAAGGAATTTAAAGTATTATGGCTAATAGAAAATTTTTAATCGAAAACATTCTAGGACTAGCTCAAAAGCTAGGAGCCAACCCCAATAAGTTCATGGGCACTAAATCTAATATTAACTTCTTAGGAACCGGGGACCGGGGAATGAAAGGTACAACTTTCTCAGGTCAACTTAATGAAGATTTTTTAGATCTAGGTTTTGGTAAAAGCGATCTAGTAAAAATTATAGAACAAGACGCTGGTTATGTAACAGCCGGTAAACTTAATGATGTTCAGCTTAACACCATGTTTAACAATCTTAAAATGATTGATGAAACTTTTAACCCGCCTCCTGGACCGCTTAATGTTATTGACCTGGAAACAGGGACCAGGGGACTTAACAAACAAGGTCTAGAGTCTTTAAGAGAAACAGATAAGATTAAGAGATTTACACAAGGACTAGGCACAAGCAAGACAGCGATGTCTAATAAAATTAAAGAAGGTATTGAAACTTTAAAAAACAAACTTACCGGCGGAGCAGATGATGTAGCTACAAAAGCAAAATCAGAAGAAGATTTTATAAGATCTGGTGCAGCTGACTTTAGTGACTATGTTTCAGCAGAAGGTGGAAGAAGAGCTGTAGTTAGACAGTTAATGACTAGGGAACCTAATTTCTTTCAACTACCCCCTGAAGTTGCAGAAAGTATTGCTAAGTCTAAAGATCTAGGGAAAGGAGGATCTAGTGCTCCTGACCCATTAGTAGTGTTTAGAAATGTAGGTAACTTTACTGATGATGAGTTTGCAAGAATTGATCAAATTATAGAATCAAATCCTTTTGACGATGTTAAAGTTATTGCAGACAAAGTTTCAGAATATATCAAACTTATTAGACCTGAAGGTTTTAGACCAGGTTTTAAAAGCGGTAAGTCTGTTAAAGATGGCATAGCCGCACTTTTAAAATTAGGTAACAAGAAATTTGGTAAAGACACAATTAAAACTGCAGATGAGATTGAGCCTTCTGAGTTTGCAAAGTTTAATGAGAGAAATAAATTGTTAGATGATGCGGACGTTGAGATGTATGCTGAAGATTTAGGTGATCCAGAAACATGGTATGAATATGGTATGACGATAAGAGAAGCAGATAATTTAATTAAAAATCAAAAAGCTTACGAAGCTCAAATGTTTACAGATTACAAAGCTGGAAGATTAGATCCTAAACCAGGAGAATCAGGTAGAAAAAAATTTTTAGAAAAGAAAGCTGAAGAAGCTGAAATGTCTGGTGACTCTAGATTGTTTACTCCTGATGAAGCAGATGAGCTAACCGCAATGCAACAATACGGTGGACCACAGACGGATGATTATTACAGACAAAGTTTACAAATAGAAGTTAATAAACTTCCTATTGAAGAACTAACACCAGAGGCGCTTAAAGTTAAATTTCCAGGTATGCCTGATAAAATGGCACAAATGGTAGGCAATGATACAAACTTACAAAGAAAGGCAGAAGCTATTGCAACCATAGAACAAGCGTTTCTTTTAAAAGATTCTGGTAAGTCTATTGATGAGATTATAGCAACCTTTAATGCGGAGCCAAAGTCTAAAATGAAAAAAGGCGGCTTAGCACAAATCTTGGAGATGTAATGGCAACATTAAAAGAGCTATTAAAATTAAGAGGAACTGTACCAGGCATTACAATCACTGAATCAGCAGATGGTTTTATTAAAGTTGGGTTTAGGCCTACACAAGAAGGTTTAGGTGATAGTCAAACAAATAGAACATACACTCAGCAAAGACAATTTCCGAGAACTGCAGACGGTTATAAAAGAGCCATTTCTTTTTTTAAAAATTTAAAATCAACATATAAAGATGAAATTGCAAAATTTTCAGGTTCACGAGTAGATAAAGCAAAAGAACTTTTAGGTGACTATACTAATCTTAAAAAAACATACTCACAAGAGCTAGTTGATGAAATTAAAAAATTAACTAAACAAAAAAAATATAAAAACTTTGCTCAAGTAGAAAACGCGTTATATAAAAAATTTAATAAACCTAAATATACAGCAGTAAAAAATGTAGATCCCAAAACTGTTTTTTTTAATCCTAAAACAAAAGTATTTAACATACCAAGAGGATTTGAAATTTATGGAGCCGAGTTTGGAAAAAAAAGACCTGATGAAATAAAAAATGCTGTTCGTCAAATCATTGGAACACAGTTTTTTGCTAATAGTCCTAATTTTAAAAAAGAAAGAGAGTACCTAACAAATTTTTATACTAACTCTGATTACCAACCCACAACCGCAGAAAGAAATTTAATGAGAAAGTTTACTCAAGACTTTTCTGTAACAAGATCTATTGGTGCTCAAGGTTTAGAGTCTTCCATTATTGGAAGATTCTTTCGAGATTTAAATTTTGACTTTTCTAGAAAATTAAAAGACGTAGGTAAAATATTTAATTTACAAGAACATTTAAAAGAGCAAATAAAAAACCCTAGAACATCTGCAGCAGATAAAAGATTTTTTCAAACCGAACTTAAATCACTAACTAATGATAACAATACAATTTTAAAAAGATTAAAAGAAAAGTTTCCCGGTCTGTTTACAGGACAAGCTGGTCAAGGGGGTTCATTACAATTAGAACATAGAATTGCTAGAGCTTTAGGTGAAAAAGGTCCACTTAAATTACCTAAAAACTATATAGCTAGAGCAACTCGTGTTCCAGGTCAATTTAATCGAGCTAAGTACGAAGCGTTTGATAAACCTTTAATGAATTTAACTACAGAGTATAAAGCTGCATCAAAATCTAAGAAACCAGAAATTAAATCACAAATAGAAAAACTTACAAAAGATTTTAATAAAAGAACAGGTGGCTATCTAGATAGTCTTAAATTTAATTTTGGAAACACTGTTAAGATAACAGATTCTACTCCTTTAGTTTCTCAGGTTAAAGGACCAGATCTTTTATTTGATATTGATAAATCTTTAAAACAAAGCAATAAATTTTTTACAAGTTATGGAGACGAACGTCTTAAAGGAATGCCAAAAGCTTCTGCAGCTTCAGATTTTGTAACTTCAGGAAAAGAATATAATGAGTTTAAAAAATTAGTTAATGCAGTTAAGAGAGCACCACAAGCTTGTAGATCAATACTTGATTACAGTACAGGTGGTATATCTAAAACTTGTGCAGCAGCTATTGAAGCAGATCCAATTAAAGCAGCAACTGCATTAGAAGAAATTAAACCAACATCAGCAGCATTAGGTAAAGTTAGAAATGCAGCTAGATCTTTTTTAAATTTTGCAGCCAAAGGAAAAACATTTGCAGTTACAGCAGGAGTTGGCGCAGGCGCCGGAGCCCTGGTCAAAGCTTTTAGAAACGATGATCCAGAAACGTATTTAACAAACAACAAACAAGCTAACGCTATGATCCTTGAAACAGCGGATCAATTAGAACGAGAAGAAAGACAAGCAGCAGTTGGTGATGCACCAGAATTATTGGATGAGTCTGCAATAGGTGCAGAACTAGGTTTAGCTGCAGCTGCGGTTCCTGGTTCTAAAAAATTATTTGATGCTAGAAAGAAAAAAGGTTTTGGTGCTGTAAGAGCAGGATTAGGACCGGTTGGAAAAGCGTTATCTGGATTTGCTACACCCTTAGGTATAGCGGCAACTACACCATTAAACGTTGCTAGACAAGTTTATGAAGGTGAGTCTGCAGAAGATATTGCAACTGATCCATTAAATTATTTAGGTCCAGCATTTGCAGGAACTTTAACTAAAGAGGCAACACGAGGAATGAATCCAACGGGTATGTTATCTAAAGCTTTAAGATTAGGAATGAATCCAGCAACCATTAGAGCAGGATCTAAATTTTTAGGATTACCTGGACTTGCATTAAGTTTAGGGTATGAAGGATATGATCAATATAAAAAATACACAGAAGGCAGAGGGTTTGTTTACAACCTTTTGAATAAAGATGAGTAAAACAAACAAAACACTTGTTGCAAATATGCAACACGTTAAAACTAACCTAATCCCACCTAGAAGTGGGCCAAACCCACAGGGCTTGAATGTTCCTACAAAACAAGTTAAAACAATCAAGAACTCGGAGAAATTAAATGGCAGACGACAATATAGATAAAGCTCTTCCTAACGTTGAGCAAACAATAAAAGTACCTGGCGAAGAAGAAATCGCAGCAACAGAAACAGAAGTTACCGAAGATAGAATACCGTCACCTGATGATATTGAAGTAACACAAACTGATGATGGTGGTGCTGAAATTAATTTTGAACCTGGTGCAGTTAATCAAGCAGGTACTGAAAGTCATTTTGATAACTTAGCTGATTTATTACCCGATGAAGTTTTAGGCGATTTAGCAAGTACACTTTACGAAAATTATATGCAGTACAAACAATCTAGAAAAGATTGGGAAGACTCTTATGTTAAAGGTTTAGATTTATTAGGATTTAAATACGAAAATCCAACACAACCGTTTCAAGGCGCTTCCGGTGCCACGCACCCTGTACTAGCAGAAGCGGTAACACAGTTTCAAGCACAAGCTTACAAAGAATTACTTCCCGCAACAGGACCTGTACATACACAGATCATGGGAAAACCTGACAGAGCAAAAGAAGAACAATCTGTTAGAGTAAAAGATTTCATGAACTATCAGCTCATGGATAAGATGAAGGAGTATGAACCCGAGTTCGATCAAATGCTTTTTTATCTCCCTCTTAGCGGCTCTACTTTTAAGAAAGTCTATTATGATGAGCTCTTAGGTAGAGCCGTTTCCAAATTCGTACCGGCTGATGATTTAATCGTGCCTTACACAGCGTCATCTTTAGAAGATGCAGAAGCGGTGTGTCACACATTAAAGATGTCAGAGAACGATTTAAGAAAACAACAAGTATCAGGTTTTTATAGAGACGTAGATATCAAACCTGGTTACGATCAAGAAACAGAAGTAGAGAAAAAGGAAAGAGAACTAGAAGGTATTACAAAAACAAGACAAGAAGATATGTTTTCTATTGTTGAGTGTCATACTGATTTAGATTTAGAAGGATTTGAAGATATAGGTCAAGACGGAGAACCAACAGGAATTAAATTACCTTACATTGTAACATTAGAAATGGGCTCTAGAGAAATTTTATCTATTAGAAGAAATTATCAACCAGATGATCCTACAAGAACAAAGATACAATACTTTGTTCACTTTAAATTTTTACCAGGACTAGGTTTTTATGGTTTTGGTTTAATACACATGATTGGTGGTTTATCACGAACTGCCACAACAGCTCTAAGACAATTATTAGATGCAGGTACTTTAAGTAATTTACCTGCAGGATTTAAACAGCGTGGTATCAGGGTAAGAGACGAAGCACAGTCTATACAACCCGGCGAATTTAGAGATGTCGATGCACCTGGTGGAAACATCAGAGATGCGTTTATGCCTTTACCATTTAAAGAACCATCACAGACTTTATTGTCGTTGATGGGTATTGTGGTACAAGCAGGACAACGATTTGCCGCCATAGCTGACATGCAAGTCGGTGACGGCAACCAACAGGCAGCTGTTGGAACGACTATTGCCCTTTTAGAGCGAGGCTCCAGGGTCATGTCAGCCATACATAAAAGATTGTATGTGGCGATGAAAAGTGAATTTAAATTATTAGCAGGAATTTTTAAAACTTATTTACCACCTGAGTATCCTTACGATGTAGTTGGAGGTCAAAGAAACATAAAAGTTGCAGATTTTGACGACAAAGTAGATATTTTACCTATAGCAGACCCAAATATTTTTTCACAATCACAAAGAATTACGATGGCACAAACAGAATTACAACTTGCACAGTCAAATCCGCAAATTCATAACCTATATGAAGCGTACAGAGCGATGTATACTGCAATTGGAGTAAGAGATATTGATAAAATCTTGCCTCCGCCTCAGCCACCTCAGCCAATTGACCCTGCACAAGAGAATATTTTAGCAATGACAGGCAAACCTTTCCAAGCTTTTAAAGGTCAAGACCATCAAGCGCACATAACTTCGCATTTAAACTTTATGTCAACGAATATTGCACGAAATAATCCGATGATTTTAGGTGCATTAGAGAAAAATATTTTTGAACACATAAGTTTAATGGCACAAGAGCAAATTGAAGTAGAATTTAGAGAAGAAATTGCACAAACAATGCAAATGCAACAAGTTATGCAACAATTAATGGCGCAAGGGCCACAAATGCAACAATCTCCGCAGTTTATGCAAATACAACAACAGTTATTAGGTATGCAGTTGTCTATGGAGTCTAGAAAAGCAAAACTTATTGCAGAAATGACACAAGAATTTATGGAAGAAGAGAATAAGATCATGGGTCAACTAGGAAACGACCCAATTGCTAAATTAAAAGCAAGAGAACTTGATCTCAAAGCTATGGATGACAGAAGAAAAGAGACTGAAGGTCAAGAAAAGATTAATTTAGACAGAATGAAGGCTATGATGAATCAAGGTCAACATGAAGATAAATTAGCACAAAATGAAGAATTAGCAGAGCTAAGATCTGATACATCTTTAGAAAAAACACAGATGGGTATTGAAGCAAAGATAGAAAATGATAGGTTTAAACAAAGAGATATTAGGATCTTGAAAGGACCTAGAAGATAGTATACAAAGGAGACACTATGTTAAAAAAACTTGGAAAAAAATTAAAAAAAGCTGCTAAAGCAGTAGTTCCTGTTGGAGCTGCAATCTTAGCTGCAAAAGCTATGGGTGGAAGAAAAAAGAAACCCTTAACACCAAAATACTTTGGAATGAATTCAGGTACTACAGGTGACGCTAACATTGCTGAGAACATAGCAAACTTTGATCAAGGCATGACAAGAATTGCAGATGCTGGTGGAGTTGCTAATCTTAAAAAAGGTGGCAGAGTTGGTTGTGGTAAAGCTAAAAGAGGCTTTGGTAGAGCCCTAAGGAAAAAATAATTATGGTTAAAATTACAAAAGACAAAGGCGTTAACAAAGATGGGTTTTCAACAGGTGGCGTTGAAGTTAGTGACTCTCCGAGTAAAGTAGGAATTGATCCAAGATCAGAAATCCAAACTAACGATTATAGAGTCTATAACAAAATTGACAAAGGTACGACTGTAGAAGTTAGAGGCAGACGTGCAATGTTAAAAGACAAAAAGAAAACAGCTACTTGGTATTAGTATGGCCTGGTTCAGTCTAGCCAAGATTGCATTACAAGCTGGAAGTAAAATTTATTCTAACCGCCAGAAGACTAAGATGGCTATGTCTGATGCACAATTAATGCATGCAGAAAAGATGGCTCGAGGTGAAGAAACTTACCAAGGCAAATTACTTGAAGCTAGACAAAACG